CGAAGACTTCCGCCGGATGAAAAAAGACCAGCGGGAAAAAGCGAAAACCGGAAACGAAGAAAACCCGAAAGACGTACACGAATTATCCGACCTTGATTACACCCTGACCGTCGTATTTCCAAACAACCGCGAAAAAGCCGACTTCATGCGGAAAATCAGAAAAGACCCGAAGGAAAAGTTTGTCAAAAGCACGGTGCTATTTGACATCGCAAAAGGCGTGTACAGCCTGTCGAGGCTTGACCTATGAGGTATTGACCATAGCAACGGAGCGCATGAGGATTTAAGTATGTATGGAATAATTTATAAAGCGACCAATATTGTAAACGGCAAGGTATATATAGGAAAAACCAAACGTACATTAAAAAAACGAAAATCCGAACACGCTTTTATGGCGAAGGTCAAGGACAAGCGCACAGCTTTTCAAATCGCCATTTTGGAACACGGCGGCGTAAATGCTTTCAAGTGGGAACAAATCGACACCGCTGAGACCGAAGCCGAACTGAACGCGAAAGAAAAACACTGGATTGCACATTACAAAGCTGATAATCCGCAGTTTGGTTATAATATCTTTGAAGGAGGAATAGGCGCAAAGCACACCCCCGAAACCCGTCGCAAAATCAGCGAAGCGAACAAGGGCAGAATAAGTGGCATGAAAGGCAAGCACCTCACCGAGGAATCGCGCCGGAAACTGAGCGAAGCGGCGAAAAACAGATCGCCAGAAATCCTGCGCAAAATCAGCGAATCTCTAAAAGGAAAACCAAAACCAGAAGAACATCGCCGAAAACTGAGCGAGGCGCATAAGGGTAAAACTTTGTCCCCCGAACACCGCCAAAAAATGAGTGAAGCGCAGAAGGGCAGAAAGCATACCGAAGAAACCAAACGTAAAATAAGCGCAGCGCAAAGAGGCGAGAAACACCATTCATCCAAACTTACAGATGCAATTGTACGCCAAATAAAAACCGCTCTTGCTCATGGCGAAACTTGCGCTTCATTGGGGAGAAAATACGGAGTAACAAAAGCCTTTATCGGTAAAATTAAACTCGGTCAAGCATGGAAGCACATACAAATCGGAGCCTGAAATGAGCCTCTTTTCTGACGCAGACAAACAATACTTGCTCAAAATATTGGAAGCAGCCCCAACCAAACGCCCGATAGAATCAATCAGCGACTGGATAGAGGGTAGGCGGATTTTGCCCACATCAACGCCGCTACCGGGGCCGTGGAGGAATTCTGTCGTGCCATACGGTCGGGAGATCATGGACAGTCTTGCGCCTAATTCTGGTATTCAGCGGGTTACGGTTATGAAGTGCAGAAAAGTAGGTATGACGACTATCATGGAAAATGTTATAGCGTATTATATCTTGGAAAATCCGTCCGAAATCCTCTACGCCACCGCAAGCGAAGACCTCGCGCAGGACTGGGGAGATCATAAAATTATGACCGTGCTTGAAACGCTTGGCGGTCTTGACCGGATAACCGCCAGTACCACCAACGCCAAAAGCAGACGCACCGGAAACACGTCGTCCATGAAAGAATATATAGGCGGTAAACTTGACATTATGTCGTCTAACAGCAAACGCGCCCGCCGCCAGTTAGACAAGCGCGTTTTGATCGTGGACGAATTGGACGGCGTGGAGGCGGTAACGACAACGGGCGAAGGGAAATTTACCGAGGTGCTTTTCGGGCACGTAATCTCATGGGGAGTAAAGCAAAAAATCGCCCTGTTCGGCTCACCGACTGTTTTTGAAACCTCCCTGACCAATGAATACTACCAGCAAGGCGACTGCCGCCGTTTCATGGTTCCCTGCCCGTATTGCGGCGAGCTTATCGAACTCCGCCTGAACGTAGACAGCGGCGCGAGTTTCGGCCTGAAAGCGGAAACCGAGGCGGGAGAGATAATCGGCGCGTACTACCAGTGTGAACACTGCGGCGAGGCGATACGCAATGAACAAAAACTGGAGATGTACTCGGACAACCCGCGATGTCTCAAACGCCCTGAAAAAGAAATCGAAAAATACCGCTGGGAGCCGACCAGAAAACCCGACGATCCGGCGTGGCGGAGCTACCACCTGAACGCTCTGTATTCGCCTATCGGTATGCTCACCTTTACCGATGTTGCGAAAGCACGGGCAAAAGCGGAAGCGGGGGATCATGTGGATATGCGCTCATACGTCAACATTTATCAAGGTCTTCCGTTCAAAGACGCCGGAAGCCGACCGAAAATTGAAAACGTGATAAACCTGCGGGGCGGTTACAAATCCGGCACCGTACCAAAAGACGTGCTGTTCCTGACAATGGCGGTTGACGTGCAGGAAGGCAGCAAAAAAGACGAAAGCAACCCGCCGCGCCTTGAACTTGAGGTTTTAGGCCACGGCTTAGGCTACCGGACATGGAGCATACTGTACAAATCCATTCTAGGCGAAACCGACGACCCCTTCGCCGGCGCGTGGGCTGAACTTGACGAATGGGGTAAAGAAACCGGACTACAATTCATACGTGATGACGGCGTGCTGCTGAAAGTACAAATCATTTTCATTGACTCAGGCGACCAGGCCGAAACCGTGTACCAGTTTTGCGGCGAGTGGATCAACACCTTCCCGTCAAAAGGCTTCGGGTTTATTAAGGCGGACGAAAAACGCAAGGAAAAAGGCGACATCCCCGGAGCCGGAAACTACCGCCGCTGGCGCGAGGCGAAATTCGGCAGCAACACCGTCTACGAAATAAGCACGAACTATTATAAAACCCTGCTCTACAACCGCCTGAAAATCGAGCGGCAGCCGAGCGATCCGCAGAAACCCGGCTACTGCGATTTTCCCCGCGATTACGGCGAGGATTATTTCAAAATGCTCACCGCCGAGGAAAAACGCACGGACGGCAGTTTTCATAAAGTCCACAACCGCAATGAAGCCCTTGACGTGAGAGTTTATAATTTGTGTGCGGCGGATATTTGGCTTGCCGCTCAGGTACAAAACTGGAGACTCTACTTCCAAGCACAGGGAGCCAGTGCCATGCAAATCCTACAGGTAAACAGCCGCTTCGTGCTTGAACGGTTAGAAAAAAATCCGAATATCGTATTGCCAAAGCTGTAGTTATTTTTTCGCTTTCTTTGGTCTACCCTTTCCAGCGGTATTTTTCAATATTTTCAGAGCCGCCTTGTCATATAACGCCTCTTTGGTAATAGGCTTTACCCCTGCCCTATGAAGGCGGGATTTGGCGGTTCCATAAGGTATGCCGACTATTTCAGCCATTTCAGCGATTGTATAACCTTCCACATCTACCATATCGGAAAGCATACCAGAAACTTTAGAAAAAAGCAACTTAAAAAGAGCATTTTCTCTTGACATAATTGCTACTTTCAAGTACCATTTATAAAGAGGAGATAAACCAATGAAAACAACAGCCAATGTACTGGAATTTCCAGCCGCCGCCGTTGTTCGGCAACAGCGCGTCCGTCCGTTTTACCATGATGAATTTCTTGACTTCACCGATACGGATGTCCGCATAGGGAACAGGAGCGACGCCTTATACCTGCTGGACAAGATTATTGGAGCGGACGTAATCCGCCCCGACGTACCCCTGCAAGCCCTGCGGGACGCCATTGAGCGGGAGATTGTATGAGCTATGGAATAATCTACAAGGCGGTATCGCCGGACGGCAAAGTTTACATCGGACAGACGGTTAAACCGCTAAAAAAGCGAAAAAACGAACATGCTTTCAGGGCGAAAAAAGGAGACCGCAGGGGCGCTTTCCAGATCGCTATTTTGGAGCATGGAGGAGTAAATGCCTTCACTTGGGAGCAAATCGACACCGCCGAAACCGCCGAAGAACTCAGCGCAAAAGAGCAATACTGGACGGCATACTATAAGGCAGACGATCCGCGCTTTGGGTACAGTGGCACGGGAGGTGGTATTCATTACAAAGCCTCCGAAGAAACCAAGCGCAAAATGAGCGAAGCGCAAAGAGGTAAAAAAGCAAGCGAAGAAACACGCCGTAAACTGAGTGAAAGTCATAAGGGACAGGTCATAAGCGAAGAAACACGCCAGAAAATTGGTAACGCCCATAGAGGTATGCGGCGTAGCCCTGAAACGTGCCAGAATATCAGCGAGGCACTGAGGGGAAAGCCAACATGGGCTAAAGGCCAACATTTTTCAGAGGAACACCGTAGAAAAATCAGCGAGGCAAACAGAGGTAAACGCCGTTCCCCCGAAGCCCGTAGAAAAATAAGTGAGTCTCATAAAGGCGTGCAAGCCGGAGAAAAACACCCAAACGTAAAACTTACCGAATCAATCGCACGTCAAATAAAAATAGATTTACAGTCAGGTATGAGGAATTGCGATGTTGCAAGAAAATACGGCGTTAAGAAACATACAGTTGAAAGCATTAAATACGGCACATCGTGGTCATGGTTGGAAATTTCCCCTTGACCATAGCAAGCAGTAGGCACAGGCTAAACTTATGGCAAACCGAACCGAGACGTTAAAGCGTATCGCCTATTACAAGGAGTTACGGGACAGTACCCTTGAAGCGCTAAAGGCACTTACCGCCAATGGAGAAATTGAGTCTTATGTTTTTTCGGATTCTAATGGGCAACAAAATGTCCGCCGCCGGAAAATCGACGAACTCAGAAAAGCGCTCGCCGATTATGAAACACAGATTGACAGCCTTGAACGCTCCGTACAAGGCGGCGGCGTTAGAACTTTTTCAACAAACCGGTACGGATAACGCTTGACCATAGCAGACAGCCGTTAGAGGCTTAAAACATAGGCATTGCCGGCCTGCCTAGCCGTCTGTCAGGCGGCTAATTTCCGTGTCCCCTCCCAAAATCCACGGGAAGACCGGTAATTTTTCACTGTCGAGAGACAGAGAGGACATGAATGGGATTTTTCGCAAACGTAAAAAAGACCACAGCCGCCATAAGCGCGATCTGGTCAAAAAAAACAAAAACCGCACAATCCCAGCCAAAGGCAATGACCAACGCCGACGGTATTTCTACCACCAGATTTTACGGTCAAAAATACGACGGCGGCTTGCCGTTCCCCAACCCCACGCTCATCCTCGATAGCGCGGGTATCCGTCAACAGGTACGCACATTATCGCATACCTCCCTGCAACTCCGCGCCCTCATAAAACGCGACGTTGATACCGTAATCGCGCAGGGCTTAAATCTATCTCCCGAACCCAAACATCAGATTTTAGGTCTCACCCCCGAAGCTGCGAAAGACTGGATAGGCAACGTAAAAACGCGTTTTGAACTCTGGTGCATGGATCAACGCGCCAGCCGGAGCGGAAGACACAACTTTTTTCAATCCCAACGCCTCATGCGCAAATGCCTATACCGCGACGGCGAACTGTTTGTTATGCTTTCGTATCACAACGACCCGTCCCTACTCTCCCCCTTGCGGTTTGAACTTCTCGACCCCGACCAGATACGCGAAACCGGCATGACGTGGACGGCAAACGGCGCGAGCCTGTTATCCCCCCTTAACCGCGAAGGCATTACCCGCAACGCCGACGGCGAGGAAGTCTCTTACAAGGTATGGACTACCGATGCCAACGGCCTGCCCCGCGAAAACACAATTCCCCGCATAGGGCGCGGCGGCAGGGTGATGATGTTACACGCGCTGACGGACATGGACTACGCGGGTCAGCTTCGCGGCATATCGTCGCTGGGGGTCTGTGTTCAAGACCTCGAAAATATCCTTGACTTCACGCTTGCCCAAGTTGAAAAGGCGAAAAACCAGAGCAACATCTCATTCACGGTCGAAAGCGAGACCGACGAACCTGCCGAAGACCCGTTCAAAAACCTTTCCAATCTCGGAGCGGGTCCGGCGGCAAAACAATTCGGCAGCAATCCAGAACCCGGCCCCGGAGCGCAAAACGTAACCGAAGAATCGCTTGAGCCCGTCTACACCGAAATACCGCACACAAACATTAACCGCCCCGGTAGTATGGGAGTATTTGCCCTCAAAGGCAAGCAGAAACTCAAGCCCTTCCCCGACACGTCGCCTTCGCAGTCGTATAACGAATTTGTTGATGGTTGTGTTGCATATATAGCGGCTGCTGAGGGACAGAGCATTGAAACTGTTTTAATGAGGTTTAAAAATAATTTTTCCGCATCCCGCGCAACTCTTATTCTTGTTTGGCGCATAGCCGAGCAACTGCGCTGGGAGATGGACTACTACATACTCGGCCCGATTTACCAGATGTGGCTCGCCGAGGAAATCGCCGCCGGACGCATAAGCGCCCCCGGCTGGGCAGACCCCCGTTTACGCGCCGCGTGGACAGCGCACCGGTATCAGGGACTTGCAATGCCCGTGATTGACCCGACAAAAACTATTCAAGCGGCGAAAATGGCGGCTGAA